AGATATGTTGGTCAATTCGAAATAGAATTTTTAGATGGTACTGGTACACTTATAGCACCTATTAGAGAGGAATTGTTCATAAATGTATTAGAAGGTAGTATTAAAAAGTAAGATTATATTGAAACTCTAAAATTAAATATGTAACTTTGTAATGTACAAAGTTAAAAATATTTTTAGCTAAATTTATTGTTTATTTAAATTATTTATGTATATTTGTATAAAATTATAAATAATGAGTGAACAAAAAGCAAAGGTAAGTAACGAGAGGATTGAGGAATTCTTAGAAGGTTCTGACCCTCAGAAATATATTGTTTCAATAGAGGCATCTTATAGTGAGCCTATGGTTACACTAGTAATCAATGACCCAGAACTAGGTAAGTATACTGAAAATGCTAAATTTAAACCATTTTTATGGTTTAAAGAAGAAATAGGTAATTTATTATACAATCGAAACAAGAAGTTGAGACTTGAGATGGGTACCAAATATGGTGTTACAATCAAGAGATTAAAAACAGCTAATAGTGATGGTTTTTCACCAAAAAGATTACAAAATGGTTATAAATACATAGCTATTTGTACAAAATCATATAATCATTTGGTTAGGTTTTTTAAAGATGGTGGCTTCGATGTTTTTGATAAAGAATTTCGTGAGAATTTCGTTATGTTTAGTCCAGTTGAACAATTCATGATTCAAACTGGTAAACGATTATTTAAAGGTGTTGAAGATTACGATGGGTTACATAGATTTCAATTTGACTTAGAAACGGAAGGTTTATTTCCAAGTAAAAATGCTATCTTCCAAATTGGTGTTCGTGATAATAGAGGAATGGATTATCTATTGGAAACAGAAGGTGAAACTTATCAACAAAAAAGAGATGCTGAAAGAGCAATGATTGATAGGTTCTTTAAAATCATCGATATTGTTAAACCAGATATCATTGCTGGTTATAATTCTGAGAACTTCGATTGGCCTTTCATATTTGAGCGTGCAGAGCGTTTATCAATACCAGTTACAGATTTAGCCATCACACTTAATAGACTGCATAAAATCAAGCGAAAATCATCAACAGTTAAATTTGGTGGTGAGACAGAAACTTATCAACAAACAAGTATGTTTGGTTATAACATTATTGATATATCACATGCTGTTCGTAGAGCCATGGCTATTAACTCAGAGATAAAGGCTTGGGGTTTAAAGTATATTACTCAATATTCTGAAATAGCTAAACCTAATAGGGTTTACGTACAAGGTGATAAAATCAACACAACATGGGCCGATAAGGTTAACAAATATGCATTTAATGATACTGATGGTGATTGGTATATGCTTAGTGAAAAGAAACCATTGAAAGATGGGTATGAAGTCAAAACTGGTGCTTATATCGTCCAAAGATATTTATCTGATGATTTATGGGAAACAGAGCAAATTGATAACATCTTTAATCAAGCATCATTCCTTATTGGAAAAATGTTACCAACAACATATCAACGTTCATCAACAATGGGTACGGCTGGTCAATGGAAATTGATTATGTCTGCTTGGTCATATGAAAACGGTCTTGCAATCCCAGAAACACAAAAGAAAAGAGATTTTACTGGTGGTTTAGCTCGTTTATTGGAGGTTGGATACGCTAGAGATGTTGTAAAACTAGATTTTGCTGCACTATACCCAAAGATTCAATTAACACACTTTATTTTCCCAGATTTAGATATTACTGGGATGATGGAAGGTACACTTACTTACGTTGTTGATACACGTGATAAATACAAATTCTTAACTGGTGAAGAAAAGGTTAAATATAAATCATTAGAAAAGAAATTGAAAGAGAGTAAAGCTAATATGTCAGATGATGAAATAATTGAACTTAAAAAACAAATAGATGAACATAAAGCACTAGCTAACTTATATGATAAAAAACAATTACCACTTAAGATTTTAGCTAACTCATGGTTTGGTTCTTATGGTGCACCATATATCTTTAATTGGGGTGATACAGATTCAGCAGAAGAAACAACTTGTCGTGGTCGTCAATACTTACGTCTTATGGTTAAACACTTTACTGAGAAACACGGATTTAGAGCACTTGTGGGTGATACAGATGGTTTTAACTTTGCATCACCATCTAATATCAATGATATCAAATACGTAGCTAAGGGTTCACATTGGAAAACAGATAAAAACGCTGGTGTTGAATTGATTGGATTGGAAGCTGTATTGGCAGAATTCAATGAAAACTATATGGAAGGACGTATGGGGTTAGATATTGATGATGTATGTAATTCTACTATCAATTTTGCTCGTAAAAATTACGCAAACGATATTGGTGGTAAAATCAAGTTGGTTGGTAACTCTGTTAAATCTAAGAAAATGTCAGTTTATATTGAAGAATTCTTAGGGGTGGCAATTCGTATGTTATTAGATGGTGATGGGTATTCATTTATTAATTTCTATTACGAATACGTTGATAAGATTTATAATTATCAAATACCACTCGTTAAAATAGCTTCTAAAGCTAAAGTTAAATCTAACATTAGTGATTATAAAGCGAAATCTAAAAAGGTTAATAAAGCTGGTAATCCGATGCCTAAACAAGCACATATGGAATTGGCAATTAGAGAAGCTTTAGATATTACTTTGGGTGACGTTTTATACTATATCAATACTGGTAGTGCCAAATCACATGGTGATTTAAAAACCATCGATAAAAATAAAATGACCAAAAAACAAAAAGAAACTTATTTTGCTGAACATGGTGTTTACCCACAACCTAATAAAGTTGTTGAACTTAACTGTAAACTTATCGACCCAGAAACAGTGGAAAGAGATTTCGAACTTTTGAAAGAATTGAATATGTTAAAAGCAGCTGTTGATTCTTTGGAAGGTGATTTAGGTCGTAATGAAATGGTAAAAAGAATGGAAGTGATTAATAATGAGTTATATACTGATGAATATAATGTTGCTCGTTATTTAGAAGCTTTCAATAAAAAGGTTAGACCTCTTTTAGTTTGTTTCCATCCAGATATTCGTAGCAAAATACTTTTAGATATAGTTAAAACCAAAGATAAGATTACTAAAAAAACAACTGAAAAACTTAAAGAAAGGATGATATTTGTTCATTCTGAATGTGGTTTGGTTTGTGGAATGCCGAATAAAGTGACTGACCAAGACTCTTATGAAGACCTTATGAAAATGGAGGATAAAGAGATAAGATTCTGGGATAGTGTAGATAAGATTCCAAATAATATGGATGAATCTGAATGGGAAACATTAAGATTGGATTGGAAAGAACGTATGCGTATAGCTAAGATTGAGGGAATTAAACACGAACAAAAATCTCTAGATGAAATATTTAAACACTTAGAAGTTTCTGAATTTAATCATATTATAAACACTGGTGAGTTACCTAAAGTAGCATTTATGATAGCTGACATATCTGACGATTTTAATATGTTAATTTCTAGAAAATGGGGTGAAGAATTATGTCCAGTATCAGATATCTTTAAGTATGAAATTCAAGCAATTGAAAGAGATAAATACTATAAATTAGTTAGTATCGAGAATTTGGATAATAGGTATCAAGAATATTTAGATTATCTTAATGAACAAGAAGTTATGACTGGTAAAACAATGGATATATTCACTGAATTAGTTGATGAAGTTGAAGAAATAACACCATTGGAGAAAGATACCAATACATTAGTAACATTATTAAAAGAAAAAGCATCTGAAGTTATTGTTCAAAAAGAAGAAAAAAAGAAGAGAGTTTTATCTGAAAGTGAAAGTGAAGAGGATGGTGAAGTATCTGAAGAAGAAGATGATAATGGTGATATGGTTAGAAATGATGATGTCATTCAATTGGATGATGAAATAGATGACACATACGCTGAATTACCAGATGATTATGAACAAGATACAATAATAGAACCATTCATTGAGAAAGTCGAAGAAGAAGATGAATGGGGTTTTTAATACAATAAAAAAAGGAGCTGTATTGGCTCCTTTTTTTGTTTTAGTATACATAAAATCCTAGTGGTCTATATCCTAATGATTTGTTTAAGAATTCGGCTTCATTGGCACCACGCTCTAGCTTTTTTTTTTATTTTAATTAAATGTTACATATTTATAAATAAAAATGAAAAATATAAAAAAGACAACTAATCAATTTATTTTAGAAGTTAAAGAATTACATGATAATAAATATGATTATTCTTTAGTTGAGTATATTAACTCAAAAACAAAGGTAAAAATAATATGTAAGGAACATGGTGAGTTTAACCAAACACCAGATTCACATTTAAATAAAAAAAGCGATTGCCCTAAATGTGTTAATAATGTTAAGTTAACAACTGAAGAATTTATTATCAAATCTAAAAGAATACATGGTGATAAATATGATTACTCATTAGTAGATTATTTAACTGGTAAAATTAAAGTAACGATAATATGTCCAACACATGGTTATTTTAAACAAGCCCCTACAAAACATTTATGTGGGGATGGGTGTCCTAAATGTAGTGGTCATTTTATGGATACTGATTATTTTATTGAAAAATCTAAAAGAATACATGGTGATAAATATGATTACTCATTATCTAATTACACAAACCAAACCAGAAAAATAAAAATAATATGTCATACTCATGGTGTGTTTAAACAGAACCCTAATAATCACATGAATGGTAATGGTTGTCCTATGTGTAAAGAATCTAAAGGTGAAAAAATGATTGGAAATTGGTTAGTTGGTAATAATGTTAAATTTTCCCCTCAATATAGATTTGATGATTGTAGAAATATCCTTCCATTACCGTTTGATTTTTACTTACCAGATTATAATGTGTGTATTGAATTTAATGGAAGACAACACTATATACCTATAGATATGTGGGGAGGTAAAGTTGGGTTAGAAGAAACACAAAAAAGGGATAAAATAAAAATGGAATATTGTAACAATAACAATATTCCATTAATAATTATTAAATATAACGAAAATTTATATAATAAGTTAGATAAATTAAATACTTTAATAAACATAAAACCCTAATGGACGGTATTTAAGTGCTTCATTCAAATATCCAGCTTCTAAAGAACCACGCTCTAGCTGTGCAGTTGATGATAACCTTAATAATCTAGTATCAAGTCTTTCTAATGCTGCTTTTTTCTCTTCATTACCCTCACTAATAAGTGTTTCGTAATCCATAGTTCTTTCAGCATCTGGAGGGCCAACTATACCACCAAATTTACCTCTAGTTCTACCTAGTGTTTTTTTAGCTTCAGCTATAAATAATTGACGTACAAGTGTTTTTGTTGGTTCATTAAAATCAGCATAATCTAATTTAGATAACGGAACTTGATTTGGCATTTTGATAATATCTGGATTATCTCTTCTACAAGCATCAACATCAGCGTTGGTTGTATCATAATAGAAATACCAAACTTGACAACCAGTCATATTGATAGAACTACCAACACCACCAATACCTTGACCGAATGATAATTTAGAACCTGGTGTGCTTAATAAATGTAATAATTTAGTTCCATTAGGACCAGCTGTTATCTTATATACAAGTTCACTTCTAACAATTCTATTTTTAAGGTTCATGTCAGCAGCTGTTAATAAGATATCAAATGCTGGTGCTATGTAATAACCCATACGAGAGAAACCTGGTCCACCAGTTCCAGTACCACCACCAGTTTGAGCAAATCCACCACCAAACCCATAATCAATACCACCATAGTTAGCTAACAAAGCTTGACTAGTTGCTGGAGGTGTTATCCAAAGAACTTCATTAACCTCACGTCCAGCTGGAATTTGGTAAACTTGTCTACCAGCTTCTAACTCAACAAAATCTTTTTTAAGTTCCCAAGGACCATTGGTTTGTAAACCAACTTGTTTTGAGTATGCATATGTATATTGTGTCATGAAATCAAAACTCCTAACACTCAAGGCAAAGGCCATATCGATAGTGTCGATATTGTTACCTAATAATGATTGCCATTGATGTTCGATTAACCATTCTTGAACATACATACTGTAATCTTCAATACAAATCTCTAATAGAGTACATAACATCTCATCTAACACCTCAATTTGACGAATGGGTGCACCTACGGAATGTCTGAATTGTCTGAAAAGTTTTTCTTTTTCTTCGTTACTTACTGCCATGTGTTTTCTTTATATATAAATATAAGAAAACATTGAATTAAGCTAAAAATTTCTTTGTTAAATCTACCGCCTCACGAATTGATTGAAAGCTAACATTTGGAACTAGAAGTTGTTTACCAACTTTAACAATTGGAACATCGTCAGATTTAGTTATTTCATGAATCTGATTATATTCATTTTCATTTTCTTCTAAATTGACATCAACGTCAATAAATTCAATACCCTCTTCTGTTAGGATACTTTTTAACTCCGTACAATACGGACAATCTGGAATACTATAAAT